TTTTAAAGAAACTTGATGCAGACGGTAAGCCTCAAGAGAAACACGTCCTGAGCGTCGTTAGAGGGGCTATACGCAGTGCTTGGATGAAGAGTGATGTGAAGTTGGCGTACTTATACATGAACACGATCCCAGATGTGGATGACAAGACACGTACAAAGTGGTTGGTGAGATGTGAGATGTGTGGTGAGTTGTTCAAGCTAACTGACGTAGAGATTGATCACAAGTTTGGCAATCACACATTTACTAAGGTTGAAGATTTTGAGAATTACTTCAACAATATCTTGATGGTTGGGTTTGATCAGCTTCAGATTTTGTGTCGTGACGACCACCTCGCAAAAACCCTTTCCGAGTCCTTGGGTATTTCAATCGAAGACGCAAGACTGGAGAAGAAAGTAATTGCAATTACAAAACAAAGTGCTAAACTGGTAGACAAGTTCTTAGTAGACAACGGTGTGACGGGGACTGCTAAGAACCCAACAGCTCGTAGGAATGCTGTCAGGGAAGTGTTGTTAAGACAGGAGAATAAAGATGAGTGAAGTAGAACGTAACAAGGGTAAACTTATCCCAACAGGAATTGATACTGAACTATTCAATGAGGAGGACTTTGATAACCTGTTTGAGAATGGTTTTGTAGAAATCAATGGTGAAATCTACGAAGTGCAGTGGGAAGTGAAGCGGGACACAGACGAGTATGGTTTTGCTGATGTTAAAGAGAACCCTGACGGCTCTATTGACTTCCACACGTCTCACTACAACGGCGGATGTCATTGGACTGAGGTTGTTGAACATGCTTTGGAGAAAGGCAAGTGAGTGTATCAGATACAGATTGGGAAATCCTCAACCACAGATTGACAGAAATAGAACGCTCTATAGGAATCCTACAAGCTTATGTTGACACGAGCTTGAAAGAGAAATATCATGGAGCGGATGGGATTGCACGATCGGGTACTGTAATACAGCGACGTTGTGTATTTGATGGAATGTCTAACGAAGACAAGATGAAAGCTGTAAGTGTTTATTGCTCTTGTCCGAAGTGCTCACCTTATGCCCTGAGTGTTGGTAACTTTACAGATGCTGGTGTAAGTCAGGCTTGGAGTCAACCTAAAGCGTTGGTGGATTGTATTTCTACAACAAAGATTGGAGGTGATGATGTTTAAGTCATATTGGGATAACTACTATAACGCAATCCTTGTACAGTATTATTGCTTTCTATTCGTCTTCGCACACTCTTCAGGGTTGATGTCATGACAGAGAAAGTGGTAACCCTATCGGGTGTTATAAACCTCTTTGAGGAGAAACAAAAGCGTGCATCCATCTTTTCTCTTGAACAAGCATCTGCTGATGTAGCTGCCTATGAGACTGTAGTGAATAAGAGTATTCTTGAGTTCTCAAGTTACGGAGTGTTTGAGAAACAAGAATTATACACAACCTTGGCTAAGTTCAATGTGGAGTTGTTGCAGAAATTACTAGAGAGGAAACGAGATGGACAATGAACGTATGATGTTTATCCAAGATGACGACTGTCACTGGTATTTGATTCCTACTTCTACATATCCGATATTCAGACAACTTGAAGAGGCTGATGAGTATGATGCTTTTATTGACAAGTTTGAAGAGTATCGTTGTGATCACCCGACCAGTTATACATTTGAGAATGTAAGGAGCCTATATGAGCATTAAGAAGCTACAGAAGATTCTAGATAAAATTGATTATCCTGTTCTTATGGAGATTATTGATTGTGCTTGGCGTCGTGATGAAGTCAGCTACTACTTCCAGTGGAATGATGGGGACAACCTAGAAGACCTTGAGAATGAGGGTGGTGATACATACTCAATGGAGGCATTTGAAGGATGTTTTGAGTATAACGAATATCTTGTGGTGAATGGGCACAATGGATGTGGTCAGACGAGTACATATTTCTTTAATCTGAGTAAAGAGGTGAAGTTTTGAGTAAACGAATTCTAATTATTGGGGATTGTCAAGTTAAGCCTAATGAGAGTCAAGATCACCTTCTTCATATTGGTCGTTACCTAGTTGATAAAAAACCTGATATCGTTGTGTGTATAGGGGATTTTTATGATTTCCCAAGTCTATCATCCTATGACAAAGGCAAGAAGTGCTTTGAGGGTCGCAGGCTAAAGGATGATATTGAGGCTGGCAATGCTGCAATGGAATTGATGCTTTCTCCTCTGCACGCACTCCAACAACGTCAGAAGGAAAATCGTAAGAAGGTTTACACTCCACGGATGGTCTTCACAATGGGCAATCACTGTGATAGATTTGATCGGCTTGCGAATGACCAACCTGAGCTTGCTGGTATTGTAGGGACTGAGACTCTAAATCTGGAGAAGTATGGTTGGGAGGTTTACCCGTTTCTGAAGCCTGTGGAAATTGAAGGTATCTTCTTTGTTCACTATCTTGCTAATCCTATGAGTGGTAAGCCGTATGCAGGTACAGCACTAGGTCAGCTAAAGACAGTGGGTCGGTCTTTTGTTGTTGGACACAAGCAGTGTCTTGACATGGCACTTCACCCACGTCTTGATGGTAAGATGCAGCTAGGTATTGTCAACGGGGCTTCCTACCCACACTACGAACTCTATAAGGGACACGTAGGAAATATTCACTTCCGTGGTATTATCATGTTGAATGAGGTTGAAGATGGGTTTGGACTTCCTTGCCCTGTTAGTTTAGACTACCTGAAACAGAAATACAGCTAAAGGAGAAAACAATGGAAAACACACTTGAACGCAACTACAGCCTAGAGATAGGCGACGTAGTTTTGATTACAAAAAGCGGTTATGGTTTTGAAGATTCCGATCTTGGGAAGTACGCCGAAGTAGTTAGTAAAGAGGATTACTTTGGTCGTGCTGGTGTTAAAGTAAAACCTTATGCTGGTGTATTCACTACAGCTCAGGTGGGGAATGGTCAAGTGGGGGTTGACAATGTGGTGGGTTATGAATCCTTTGGGGCTGTACCATTGGTACTTTTGAATACACTTGACATTGAGAGGGATACTACTGTTCAGAACACCCCAACCGAAGAGTATACAGGATCAAGCTCAAACTACTACAAAGTATTTGTAAAGAATCCCACAACACTACCTTCTCCTTACGAGGCTGAGTGTAACGATTTGATTGAAGCATTGCAGATGACCTTTGCAGAGGGTAATGCCTTCAAGGGTATTTGGCGTAAGGCTAAGGCTCGACAAGGTGTTAAGAAAAAAGGTTACGATAATGGTGTATATGATTCAGAGAAGGTGGTATTCTTTGGTGAACGTATGCTGATTGAGGCCAGAGAAAATGAGTCAGTCTAAAAGGCAAAGCCTTATTGAGACTTGTACAAACACCACAATCGGGATGGTTGGGAGTTGGTTAATTACAATGGGGTGTTTGATGTTCTTCACTACACCTGTTGGGATTGCCACTTCTACCACTCTGTTATGCACCCTCTGGTCTATTTCTAGAGGGTATGTGGTACGACGACACTTCAACAGTAAAGTGTCTAAGCTATAATTAATTCCTAGGAGGAAGAGTGAAAGATTTAGTAAACCTGTTGGAACAAGCAATCAGTTTTAATTACCGAGCCGGTAACAAGGTTCCAGAGTATGATACATTTGAATACTGGCGTGCTGTAGAGAACCAGTCTAAGCTGATGATTGAAGAATCGACCGAAGGCGAAGATGCGGCAAAAGTAAATGATCCTGTAGAAAGTATTGATGCTCTGTGTGATGAGTTGTTTGTCCTAGCTTGGCGTATTGAGCAACACACTCAAGCAGGGTTTGATGTGATTGGTGCTATGCAGCAAGTAATTAACAACAACTCTAAGAAAGTGTTTAATAGTTACTATGAAGCGTGTGCTGCTAAAGAAGGATTGGAGTTCAAGTATTGGGATGAAGAGTTCACAGTTGAAACTTCAATCCATAATGGGCTTCCTTTCTATACTGTACGAGATGGTAACAATAAGATTCGTAAAGCTGTTGACTTTGTTGCTGTAGAGTTAGAGGGGTTTGTTCCGAAATGATCCTAAAACTTGTATCGGACAAGCTAAGTGTCCCTGTAATCTTTAGCACTTACCATTATCAAATGGGCACCATCCTGAATATTGCTAAGGACTATGAGGCGCGGGTTTTTATTCTGGATGATACAGGTAGGATTGCAGACGAGGTGGTCTTATG